ATCAGGTGGGATACTTTATCAAGATTTACGGTTGGTCCTTGTGGGTGGTTTAGTTCACCCAATGCTCTTTTCTTTTCGACTAGATCGGCGGTGTAGCGAAGAACTTCTCTTTCAAGAATAGAAAATGGATAAACCCTTCCATTTCTGTTCTTTTGTTCTGCTTGCATGAATATACCTTCAATGAAGTAGTTTTTACCACCATCAGATTTTGCCTCTGTTACGAGACGAACATCTTCAGTTGTTTCTGTAATTAACTTCATTTCTTATGACCTTTTCTCTTTTTATGGATAGCCTTTCCTATTGCCTTTCTTCTTTTATGAAGATAGCCGTCAGTTCCATCAACCTTTCCGTCATTGTTGATGTCTTCGTCTTCTTTTCCAACTGGATCAAGTGCTTCGCCATAAACCTGACGAGCAACTTCTATTCTTTTTTCTTCCAGTCTAGAGGAAATGCGATCAAAAAGTTCTCTGTCGAGAGTCTTCATGATATCAATTGGATTTTCATCCATGACATGTTTCAGTATTTCTGAAGCGGCGTTCATTCAGACTCCTCCTGTTTTTGAATTGCTTTCTCCACGAAGTTCATCATTTGTTCAAATGTTTCTTCGCTTAGAGTTGCATTGTCTCTGAAAATTTGTTGGTTTTTCCCGCTTAACATATCATGAACTCGGGAAATTTGTTGTGCCATTTCGCTTGTAATTCTTGCGATTGATCCATCAGCAAGTTCAAATTCAACTTCACCATCTTCAAGTGCTTCACGAATAAAGTAAGCAAACTCGTAATATGGGTTATAAATTGAATTTTCTGATACTTCTTTGATTGTGTAATAGATATCTGTCCATGTGTTTTCATCAATGTTATTGACATCAAAGAGAAGTCTTTCGCCTCTTTGGGTGACGCATGATTCACACATACCAGATTTCATCATTTTTTTACGAGCAATCTTTGCTTCATCAATGGTTTCAAAATAAACATCTTCGATTGCATGTCTAATGACAGTTTCATTCACTTCAACATCTTCAACCTCTTCGTCTAGATCGGGTTCAACATAAACACCTTCTGGATTCAGAAAATTCTTTGAAACAGTTCTGTGTATTGCCTTTACTCTTTCGTTGATTCTGTCAAGAACCTCATGAGCAAAATTGTCGAGAAACTCGTCTCGATCTTCTATCAGTGCTGCATCTATCATTTTGGAAAGGTTTTCCATATTTTACTCCGTTGGCATTTGATCTGGTTGAGGTTGTTCTATCTGCTGTGGTTGCTCTTCGAAAGAGTCCTTTAAATCTCTTATTTGTTCGTCTGTCATCTTAAGAATATGCTTTTTAACATAATCTTCTGTAAAGAATGTGCCTATTAATGGCTGCACTGTATTTAGCATATTTATTCTTTCAGTGAGAATTTCATTCTCTTTCAATTCATCAAAATAAGTGTCTCTATTAAATATCAATTTAATATCTTGAGATATCTCATTCCAATCATCCTCTGTAGTAATTCCCTTAAGAATCAATTGAACTCTAAGAAGTGAATAGAACAATTCCCCAAACCGAGTTTGAAGTCTTGTGATAAATTTCTGAAATTTAACCTCATCTCTGGAAATTTCAGCAGATCTTCCCATATTGAAACCATTTTCTGATTCCATTCTTGAGATTGGAACATTAAGAGATCGGTATACTTTCTTGAGAAGATACTCAACATCTTCTAATTGAGACATTTTGTCACCGCCTGGGAGAGTGGTGATTTCTGTTCCTCTTCCACCTTCTCTTCTTGGAAGCCAATAATCTTCAAGCATTGATAAATGGTTTCTGTCGTCTCGAACCATACCAGTGTCTTGATCATATATCAGTTTGTTTCGGTAACGATTCATGATCTCACGCAGATATTGCTCTGCTTTGTTCTTCGGAAGATTACCAACATCAATATAAAAAACTCTTCTTTCTGGTGCTCTAGAGATTCTATAGATTACTACAGCATCTTCTGTCTGACGAAGCATATTAAGTGGACGGATTGCTTTATGCAGATAACCGACTACCCTTCTTGTATTCCCGTCAATAAGTCCAGAATGAGTGTATGATATCGAATCTGGTGCTATTTTTATACCAGTTGTTGGGGTTTGATATGGAGAGTCTTTATCTGTATTCGTGTAGATATAATACTCTTCTACATTTGATACCAAAGGAATTTCTACAGGTCCTCCTTTTTGATCAAATTGCTTTTTATTAGACTTATTAACCTTTCTTATTCTCTTGATTTTTGTTGGATCAATAGGTCTAATTTCTGCTATGCCTTTTTCTGGTTTATCATTCTCTATTAGAATGTGATAATAAAGTTTACTGTCTATATACCACCTTCGAAAGATATCATGGGCACGATCATCAAAATCTAGAAGTCTTAAAATCTTTTTAAATTCTTGATGTATTTTTTTCTTCACAACATCTGAAACATTTACATCATCCAAATCTAATTTAACTGAATTCTCACTGTCACCCGGAACAACACTTTCATTCACAATGTCTTCTATTGCCATATCAACTTCAGGATACAATGACATTGATCTGTAAGTTTTTATTAATTCATTTTCACCTTTTATTTGACTGGAAAAATTTTGTCCAGCAAAATCAACATATGTACCGAACACACCACCAGTCTCGAAAGTGTATGTTCCGTCATATGTTTCTGGTGCAACAAAAGACTCGGGACTCTTTTCGAGTCCCTTGGAGGGTTCAATAAGAGGAGTCCCGAGATCTTTTTCTTTGCCAAATTCAAAACCAAAAAACTTAAAAGCCATTTTTCACTCCGTATTATATTACAAATTATGTATAAAGTTAACCGATCATGGAGCCGGCGGCCCCGCTTGGTTGGATCCTGGCGTTCCAGCAGCCGAGGTGCTAGAGAGAGTCTCCGTACTTCCGGCGGTGACTGGCCCCGCAGTCCAGTAATCATATCTTATTGTTACATCAAAAGTAACTAGAGTATTTCTTTGGCTGTTTGAAAGTTGGATTGCACCAATTTGCGTTGGCCAACATCCGGCTAAATTTATAGTTTTCAATTTCTTGTTATTTGTATCTAGATGATCCACGGTCCAATTTTGTCTCTTCGCCGCAGGCCCATAATCTGCTGTATTTTCGCCAGGGTTGGCTATTTTTGCATTCCATTTTTGGAATGTTTCCCATATTTTACCATCTGTATCATCTAATATTGTCAATGTCCATTGTGGATTATCCTTATCTCCGGGGATGTAAACTCTTCTTCCTTGAAAATCTACAGGAATTTCATCTACAATTTGAGCAGGTATACTTAATGCTGTTGCAAAATATTTTATGGTGTCCATGTTACCCGTATCGGACGACGCGGTAATTTCGAAACGGTTCTGTCTTGTTCCGCCTTTAAATTTTCCTCTAAACTCTGTTAGTAATGGCATTAGTTTCTCCTAGTGTTTTGTTTTATTCTCAACTTAAGTCAGCACTTTCGTTCTTGTTTGTGAATCTAAGTCTGATATAGTTGATGGATTTGGTTGGTTTCACAAAGACATCAGCAACGAAGGTGTTTGCATCAATAAGTTCTGGTGTGTTGTTTGTTGTGTCACAAACAACCTTGTAATCTGTTACACCTCTTCTAGATTTTACTCCATCGAGAACTTGAGTTACTTGATTTGTAAAAGATGCTCTTGTAAAAGAGTCATTTTGTTCGAAGAGAACATCTCTTGCTATTCTTCCAAGAGTCTTGGAGAGATAGATGAACAATCTAGATACATTAATTCTACTTAAGGTGCTAGTGTCGGTTCCTGCTGTCTTATCACCAAACAAGAAGGTTCCTTCGCCACCAAAAGAAACTACAGGATTTGTGCGATTGGTATCATTATAAAGATTATCTTGCTCAGTATCAGTTAGTTCTGTTGAGAGTCTAACAACATCTAAAATTCTACCTCTTGTTGTTCCTCCAGGCGAGAACCAAGGAGCATTTAACTTATCAGTTCTTGCGAGACACCCAGCAACATCTGGTGCTAGAGTTGTTGTGACAAGTTTATCATTGTCTAAGAATGTTGAACTGAGTCTCTCGATATTAACATGAATCTTTTCGCCATAAACTCTTACTATTTTATAAGGATCATCTGCATCGTAGGCATCAATTGACATATCGGAAGTAACATTAGTGCCTGAATCAACACTGATGATTCCAATACAGTCATCTCTGTTATTAACAACATTCACCACTTCCTGATTTGTATCATTCGTGGCACCAAAAACAGAATCCAGATAAATCAATTTATCATTGAGAGCATTAGAAGTTTTGTGTGTCTGGGACCCAGTTGCACCGACAACCAATGCTCCTCCATAAAGAAGATAATTGTGAGCAGCCCACCATTCACCAGCCCAATCTCCGGTTGGACCTAGTGGCCACCTTTCGAATGTTCCTCCGGCGAACTGGTTACCACCAGTTCCTGTTCCACCGTTGAGATGATAAAAAGGCAAACCGGTGGGATCGCCCGATGTGCCGACTGAGCCCACGCCGGTGTTGGTTCTTAATTTACCAAACCAATCTGCTAAAGTTGCGACTTCAATATATCCTTGCTGTCTTTCGTATGCCGATCCAACAGCACGAACCAATCCTCCAGTTGTATAAAGTCCAGAGGTATGTGGTGCTTGTGTCTCGGCGTTCAGTGCTACAAACGACTGATCGTTGATAGAAATAGTTACATTTGGTCGTGGCATTTTTTTCTCCTAGAGATATCATTTTATATAGTAATCACTAGAATTCAAACTCTGCTCCTGTGTTTGTAAATCTAAGTCTAACATAGTTGATTGATTTGGTTGGTTTCACAAAGACATCAGCAACGAAGGTGTTTGCATCAATAAGTTCTGGTGTGTTGTTTGTTGTGTCACAAACAACCTTATAGTCAGTAATACCTCTTCCGTTTTTAACTCCTTCAAGAACTTGAGTTACTTGGTTTACAAAACTATTTCTTGTAGTGGCATCATTTTGTTCGAAGAGAACAGATCTTGCAATTGGCTCTATTCGTTTCTTGAGGTATATGAAGGTATTCACAACATTTGATCTTCTGAAAGTGCTAGTTTCTTCTGGACCTGTTGTGTCTGTTCCTCCTGCAAAGGTTATATCACCAAAAAGTCTTGTTGCTCCATCAATTGCTCGTATGTAATTGATTTTTGAATCATATAAATCATCTTGTTCTGCTGAACTTTGAGATACACTGTATCTTTCGGCTATAATATCTCTCACCGTGGAAACTGTTCTGTTTGCAGGTGAAAGCCATGGGCTTGTATCTCTAAACATTCTAGCAAATATTCCTGCAACATCCGATGTGAAAGGAATTTCATTTGCTTTCTCTATATCTAAACTGTCTTGTGCAGATGCATAATTTGTGTATGTGTCCTTAGAATATTTTTCACCAAACACTGGGAATTCATAGAAATCTGCATCAGAAGAGAAGATATTGTTGTAAGAAACATCTTCAACATTAAATGCTTCTGTAGGAGAAAAACCAGATGTTGGAATTCCATTCGGGTGCTCTTGGACATCTATTTCTGCCAAAAGATATATTCCTTCGGCCGTTATGCCGTTTTGGTTAGAACTTGGAGCAACTGTTCCTATAGTTATACCATAGAATTGAGACTGTGCAGTTGATCCCACTGATCCAATCATACCAACTGCATTTGGAACATTAGATCCCAAAAAACTATTTGCATTATACCAGTGAAAACTGTAATCTAAATCTAGGGGCCCGAAGTTGTCCGGTCCGGGGGTGTCCCGTCTAACAGATTCTGGCCAGTTTCTATCCTTATAATGATCAATAGCAGTAATTGCTCCTGCAAAATGTTGAGTGGTAGAGAAAGTATAAAAATAATTTTCTTTGTCCGCTGTTAAAGCAAATCCAGATTCACTATCGTCTGGAACTAAAGGATATATTGAAATGCTTTTACCATTAGCGATCTGATTTGAACCATTTGGTGCTGTAAAAGAGAATGGATTCTTACTAATTATATCACCTTTAGACAATTTATCTTCCACAAGTGAAGAAAAAGTACACCCATCACCTTCTATAGAATCCTCCGAAGGCGGCCCTATAAATTCACCATAAATATTAACAAGTCCTGTTAAAGTGTTATCGGGAAAAGGTCTTGAAAATGCAATATAAGCCCTGTAAGTGCTACCATCGGCAGTTACTTGGCTCGTTGTTGACTTAGGTCCAAAATCTATACAGATATCAGGAGTAACTCCTGATATTTCTCCTATAAATTGTCTGATACCAAATGCTGGTCCGATACCGATATTATCGTCCCCGCAAGTACACCCCCAATAATTAATTGCAGTTGAACTCAAACTGGCACCAGAAGAAGCAAAAATGTTATTTTCTGTCCTATAATTGAAATAGTCAGCAGATTGTCCGGAACCATAAAAAATATCCATAATAGTTTTTTTACTGGTATTCGGTAAAAATCCATCTGGTCCGTGCATTTTTTCAATGGGATTAAAATCAGGATTGAATGATTCTTTTACATCAAATACTGATGATACAATTTGTTGATTTCCTTGTACTGGACCAGGAAGGAATGTCGATTTTCCTTCAAATTGCTCATAACCATTCGTATATGAGGCTGAAACAAGATTATAACCCCAAGAAAATCTATCATTAAAATTACAAGGTAGTAAAAAA